AAGAAGCTAGGGATACATTTGCTAAATCAAACATAGAAGGAAATGACTCAGGGCTTTTGCTTTTTGACGCAAAGTTTCAGGACGTAAAACAAATCGAATCTCGCCCCGTCCTCATAAATCCGCAGCAGATGGTAGAGATCCGAACGAATGCGTTTGAATATTTTGGAACAAACGAGAAAATATTGACATCGTCATTTACGGAGGACGAGTGGAACGCATACTATGAAGGAACGGTTGAGCCGTGGGCGCTGCAAGTTTCGATGGCAATGACAAACATGTTTTTTTCGATGCGCGAATTGCAGGTTGGAAATCGCGTCACTCTGGAATCGAACAGGATGGAATATGCAAGTATCGGTACGAAAGTATCGTATGCAACGCAGATGTTTGACAGAGGAGTCATTACGATTAACGATATCCGCGAAGTGTTTAACCAATCCCCGATTTCTGACGGAGACAAGAGATATATCAGGAAAGAATACGCAGAAGTAAACCAACTCGGAGAATCGAAAGAAGAAGAACAGCCGATTGAGAAATTGGCGGAGGTAGAAGATGCCGAAATTAAATGATAGAATGTACCGCGTAATGTCGCTTTTGTCAGCGACAGAAAACGAGAAACTAATCGAGTCTGACTTTTACGTCGAAGGATACGCAACAACGATTGAGTCGAGATATCTGCTTTGGGAAATGGACGGTTGGAAATGCTATGAAATCATAGCAAGGAACGCATTTGACGGAACAGACATGTCAGACGTGATCATGCAGTTTGACCATTGCGGCAAGGTATATGCACGTCAATCAAACGGATCACTTGTTTTAGTTGTAGACAGCAAAGGTCTCAAGATCGGAGCGGATCTATCACGATCTGCAGGAGCAAAAGACCTGTATGAAGAAATTAACTCAAAATTAGTAACAAAAATGTCTTGGGCGTTTGTCCCGGATCGGATGTCCAGAACGTATGATGACATTAACAAGACGATCACGATCACGATCGAGCATGTCAAGAAAATATATGACGTATCCGCCGTGTCAATACCGGCAAATGATCAAACAAGCATAGCGGCAAGGGCGGACGACGGGAGTACGGAATCCGCAAGCGAGGAGCTCGCATTTATTAGAAAAGTCGCTGCTGATAAAGAACAAATCAAACTACTAATTGAAATGGAGGTTTCAAAATGAGACTACAAGAAATTATCAAAAGAATCGCAGAACTAAACACAGAACTACGTGGCGATGTGAGCGTCGAGAGAATCGCAGAAATACGATCCGAATTTGACGCTTTGGTCATCGAAAGAAAGGCTATCGAGGACTCGGTCGAGACGAGAAATCAGCTGATCGCAGAAGTACGGCGATCTGGCGTGGCGGTGAAACGCGAGGAAGACAGAGCCGAAACATCCGATTACGGTGCAGACACAAAGGAATATCGAGCTGCTTATATGCGCACGCTCATGGGCAAGGCGAGCGAGTCGGACAAGCAGATCATGTCAAGAGCATACGCTACGACAGATTCTGTTACCGCAATTCCTGAAGAAACGGCTGGCAAGTTTTTTGAGAAGATGAAGAAACTTGCGCCGATGCTGTCAAAGATTACTTTGATGCGAGTGGCAGGAAATCTGAAGTTTCTGGCAGAGGGAACGAGAAATACAGCAACAGCGAAGAAGACGGAGAATACATCCGTCGCGGCATCTGCCGATACGATCGTTTCCGTCGTTCTTGGGTCGTTTGAGTTTTTTAAGATCATACAGATTTCAAAAAATGCATCAAACATGTCGATAGATGCGTTTGAGGGGTGGCTTGTCGAGATGCTTTCGGGAGACATTGCGCGCGCAATCGACAACTATATCATCAACGATGCGACGAATGGTATTTCCGCTATTGCTTTTACGACTAATACAAATCAGGTTTTGCAGACAGCGACAACTGGCTACACCTATTCTGATCTTGTTTCCGTCGCGGCTTTGATGCCGGCTGCATATGACAGTGAGGCTGAGTGGCTTGTAAGTAAAAAAGTCTTGTACGGATCGGTCAAGAAGATCGTTGACACCGCCGGCAGACCGATCTTTGACATTTCGGACAAAACGCTGCTTGGTTATCCAGTCGTTGTCGACGATTATGTCGGTACAAGCAAAAACGAGATCTATCTTGGTCGTTGGAGCGACATTGTAGGAAATCTGTCTCAGGACGTGACGGTCGAGAGAAACGATTCGTCTGGTTTCCGCGAGGCGGCTATCGACTATCGCGGGTATGCGACGTTTGATTCAAAACCTGCAAAAAAAGACGCAATTGTACGTCTTGTATCAACTACCTAATCATTTGACGCGGTATGCCCGGCGATGCAGGTAATCGCCGGGCGTACTTTTTAGGAGGGGAAATGAAAATATACGTTGCTATCCCATGCTTGGAAGAAATGCCTGTCGATTTTGTAAAATCACTCGTCGGTCTTGAAAAAGTAGGTCAAACAAGCATTAATTTCTCTGTCGGGTCTCTGGTCTACGCGTCTCGCGACTATCTCGCGCAGTGCGCGATAGCTGAAAAATCAGACTACATTGTTTGGCTCGACTCTGACATGACATTTCAAACGGATCTGCTCATTGATTTAATTGCGGATGTTGAAGGAAGAGATTTTGTCACGGCGGTTTGCTTTCGCCGGAAGCCTCCTTTTTCTCCTGTTATTTATAAAAAAATCAGAATAGGGCTAGACGGAGAAAGCGAGACAGAAGAATTTGACGAATACCCGCAAGACGAAATGTTTGAGATCGACGCATGCGGAATGGCGGCGGCGATCATGAGCACGGAAATGGCGGCGGCGATCATAGCCGAAAACAAACAATTGTTTGCGCCGATACCTGGATACGGAGAGGACATCTCGTTTTGCATAAGAGCAAAAAGAATGGGCTATAAGCTTTGGGCTGATCCAGAATTAAATGTTGGCCACATTACAAAGACGATCGCGGATCGGTCGGCATGGAAAGCGTGGAAGGAGAAAGAAAATGACGGTATCAGCTAATTATTTGGCGGCAGTTAAAAAGGCGATCGGAGTATCGGCTGCAATTTACGATACAGACATAACTGATAAAATCGAAGAAGCAAGATCGGAAATGATCAGGATCGGGATTTCTGAGATTTTAGCAAATGACGAAACGGATGCACTTATTCGCCGCGCCGTTACAACATTTGTCCATGCTGGATACCCCGAAGATGAAGCGAGCGCGGCTCGATACGCGGAAAGTGCAGAAAAGCAAATGATCATGCTCAGTGTTGACGCTGACTACAAGGAGATTATTGCGGATGCCTAGATTTTCGGAAGCAACTTTTATGATTTTGACAGAAGTTTTGTCGTCTATCGGAAAGAAAGAGCGAATCTATGTCGCGTCTGGGTCTGCCGTTGCTTGCACGCGCGAGACAATCGGCGTGACGGAAGCGTATCAAGCTCAAGCGGCAGGATTTAAGCCGTCAATCAAAATAAAAATTAGAGAAGAAGAATACGAAGAAACGTTCAAGGCTTTTATTTTATGCGGGACACAGTATAAAATTATCCGCACACAAAATGCGACGGCAGGATTTTTGACGATCGTTGGAGAGGCGATTTTGCAGTGAGCGAAAAGTTTGTCAATAATATAGATAAGGCGAAATTGGCACTTTTTTATGCCGGAAAAGCCGCCGCTAGAAAAGCCGCTAGAGCAATCGCGAAGGAAGCAAAGTCGAAATTAACAAGCTCAACTGGTAGATCAAAAAAATATATGAATGTTGCTACGCGCGGGAAAAAAGACGAGCAAGCAAGGGCGCAAGTCGGGTATTATCAGCGATGGAAAATGAAAGAAAAGGGCAAGGAGATTCCGAAAGCGAGTGCTTCTTGGCTGGAAAATGGGACTAAACCGCATTTGATCAAAGTTGGTCAAAGATCAGCAAAGGGCGTCGTGCTCAGCCGGACAGGTAAAAGACTGCTGTCAAACGGCGTTTTGAAATTTGGTACATGGTTTAATCATCCAGGAACAAAAGCTAGAAAACCTCTCGTTTCCGCCGCGCAAGCCAAAACGGAAGCAGTTGCAAAATGCGCACAAGAGTATTATTCTAAACTTAGCGACATGTACAAAAAGGAAGATAGTTTTTTTGCAGATATCGCAAAAGCAGCAGGAGGGGAAGGAGACGTTGACGATGACGGAGAATAAGAAATTTATATCAGCTCTAGTATCATTTGTTAGGACTTCTTTCCCTGACATTGACTACGACGACTCCGGCATTGCAGATCCTGCCAACTTTCCGATTTCTGTCATTTCTGGCGTCGTGATATCGCAAGGCGAAAACGGAACGAGAGCATCGTTTAATATTGATCACTGGTCGCTTGCGGAAAACCATAGCGCTGACGATTTACAAACAAGATGCGATGGGATTTTATCTGCGCTAAACAAAAAGGTCATTGTGTTCGACACATCAAATATATTTCTGGTTTGGTTTGACAACGAGGTAACAGAAGCAGAAGCGCCCGATTATATACACAAAGTGCAATCGTTTTCGGGCAACATTTATTACGGAGGTTGAAAAAAATGTCATTTGATTTAACAAAAGCAACGCTAGGGGCTGGACTAATCTATATTAACGACGGAGAGGCGGACGAGTTTCTGCTAGGGCCTACACGCGGCGGCGGATCGTTTGAAGGAAAATCCGAAACGCGAGACATTGAATTTGATGGAAAGGAAGGACCGACTAAAGGGACGGTTGTAATTGATCAGATTACAGGCGTAATCAAAGCAACGGTAATTAACTACTCAAATAGAATCCTGTCGTATTTGTCTCCTGGAATTGCGCCGCTGTCAACGGCATCAACAGCGTCGGTCACGCCTGGATCAGTCGGGATTGTTCCCGACGCGAATTATTTGAAAAATGTAGCATACTACGTACCGACTGTTGATGGAAAATACAAGAAATACAAGATTTTGAACCCGCTGTGCCGGAACGGAATTTCATCGGCGCACAAAGACAAAGGCGAGGGCGAGCTTGCTCTCGAATTTACAGGACATCATAACGCAGACGGAACGGGAGAAATCTGGGAAATTAGCGACGTGCAGTCGATTGGCTAAATTTTAAAAAAGGAGTGAGAAAAATGAACAAAAGATTATTCTTTGCATTTTCCGCATTTCTCGACGAAATGCAACTAGACCCGCGCGAAATGATTAAGATTTTTATGCAAGACGTTTCGGCAAAACAAAAAACGGCTGGGAAAGCCGAAGTAAATGCTGAACAAAAAGAGGCTATGGTCATGCTTTTGTATACTGTTGTTTCAAAAGTGCACAAGGCAAAGACGACATACATTCCGTTTGTTTCCGCACTGCTAAATTGTTCGGCGGAAGAAGCTGAAGAAAAAGACGTGGAGGAAGTGCTCAAGATCGCATTTTCGAACAATGACGTTAAATCTTTTTTTCGCTAACGAGCGCAATTTCATTTCCCGACATTTTGCGTCTCGAAAATCAAAACTATGGCGGGTCGGCGTACGAAATGTCGACAAGACTGTTTGTTTCTTTGATCGTCAAAGCGTACGAGCGCGAGGTGATGAGCGATCTCAGGGGTATTTGGAAGTTAAATGTCATGGCATCCGCTTTTCGCGGCAAGGAAATTTTAACATTTGACGAATGGAAGAACAACATTAAAGAGAGACGCGGAGAAATTAACGAAGAAATTGATCCAGACGAGCTTGTCGCTCGCATAAAAAAGGATCTCGGAAAGGACTAAAATGGCGAGCCTGTTTACACTTTTTGGAGACATTTTTGTTGAAAATGCAAGCGCGAACAAGGCGATTTCCGATACTGTCGGAAATGCCGAAACTGCGTCAACGAAAACATCGGCATCTTTCGGATCCGTCGCGAAGAATGTTGGGGTTGGCGTTCTGGCTGTCGGTTCTGCCGCGACGGCAGTAACGGGCGCGTTAGTTTCCGTCGCGTCCAGTACGGCATCGGCAGCAGACGCGATTGATGAAGGCTCGCAGAAACTCGGAATGACAACAGAGGGATATCAAGAATGGTCGTACATACTTGACCAAAACGGTATGGATATCGATAGTTTTGGCACGAGCATGAAAGGCATGATTACGACGATGACGGATGGCTCGCTCGAGTCGTCTGGCGCTCTTGATACTTTGGGACTGTCGCTAACAGACCTGCAAGGGATGAGTCAAGAGGATGCTTTAGAGGCGGTCGTCGCAAAATTTCAAGAATTGCCAGAAGGCGCTGATAAATCTGCTCTTGCCATCGATGTGTTTGGCAAATCTGGAATGGACATGTTGCCCGTCCTTGACCAAACAGCCGGAAGCTTGGACGACATGAAACAAACCGCACATGACTACGGCATGGTCATGTCGGACGAAGCAGTATCCGCTGGGGCTGAACTCGGAGACTCGCTCGATGCGCTGAAAATGGCGGGTAGCGGAATGATGAACAGCTTAGGATCAGCGATCGTCCCGCTTGTCCAGTCTGTCGTAGACATTATTACGGCTAATTTGCCCATGATCCAAGACATAATTTCCGAAATGGCTCCAATTTTTGCCGATGCGATCGCTGCAATTCTTCCTGTTTTTTTACAAATCGTCGAGCAGCTTTTACCGCCGATGTTGGATCTGATCCAGCAGCTTTTACCCTTTCTGATGGATTTCGCCTCGGCTATCCTCCCGATCGTCGTTGATCTTATCTCAGCGCTTCTGCCAGTTATTTTGCAAATCGCTGAAAAGGTACTGCCGATTTTGCTTGAATTAATCGAGCCACTTCTTCCACTGCGT